TGCTCTGTGTCCAGCTTCTCCTGAAGCTCCTTGTGTTGGAGTTGCTGCAGAATAACCTTGAATTTGAGGTACAAAGTAGAACAATTTACCGATTGGTAAGTTCATAGCTTGTACAGATACGATTTCGTTAGCTAATAATTTAGAGAACACACGTCTGATGATAGGGAATACCACAGTTTCGAATGAACCTGAATCAGTTGTTGATGAAGATTCGTTGATTAAGAATGAAGCTTGGTTTTCATACAACTGAGCTACATTTTCTTTTAGGTGGCCACGTAGACCTTCTAGGAACCCTAATTTGTCCCATTTGTTTATAGTGTCTTCTTTGATAACTTTAAGGTGCTTAAGACCGATGTTACCTACTAATCCACTTTCTAATAATGCTCCCATTTTTTATTTGGTTTTAATTATTTTTTAGTTTATTGTTTATTTTGTTATTTTTGACATAATGTCTTTCATTCTCAAGAATTGAGGATTCTCATAAGTCTTAGACTCAATTAAATTCATTGCTGAACCTGATTGTGGAGTTTTCTCAATTACTTTTTCGATTGACTCATTAACAAATTTTTTCTTTTCACCTGTTAATTCGTCTTTAATTTGCTTATATAGTGCTTTAGACTCTTTTAAAGTTTCTGCGGTATCAAATCTTCTTAGAATGTTGATTTTCTCTTGTTTAGATGTTGAGTGTTCTGTGAACAATCTTGTAGCGTAAGCTAAATTTGAATTAAATGTAGCAACTTCGTTAAGTTTTTCTCTAAATAAATTCAAAGATTTTCTATACTCTTCATTTTTTGTTCTCAACATTTCAAGTTCAGACTGCATTGATTCAGTTGCTAAGTGACGAGGTGCACTTCTTGGTTTATCTAAACCATTTCTTCCCCATCTCTTACCATTACCTAATGTTCTTGCAGCTTCCTTAGTTTCAACTTTCTTAGGTTGTTTCATTTTAGACTCTTTGTATTCAAATTTGGCCTTACCCATTCCAACACCTTTAGTACCTTCGGGCATTTCCTCTTTGAATCCTTTATCAGTCTTCTTGTATGAAAATTTATTAGGTTTTCCAGTTGTAACTTTGTTACCTACTTTTGGTTTAATTGATTTTGCAGATTCTTTTGTTTCAGTTTTAAAGCCTTTTGCAAATGCGAAATGCTTGTTTTCATTCATAAATTCTTCTTCATCTTCAACTTCTTCTTCTTCTTCTTCCTCTTCTTCCTCATCCATTTCAATTTCATAGACAATTTCTTCAGAATCATCATCAGCAACTGTGATGTCCATTTCATCATCCATATCCATCATATCCATGTCTTCTTCTTGTTCGTCCATTTCTTCAGACCAAGATTCTTCCATTTCTTCAGATTCAGTTTGGATTAAGTACTCATCATCTTCATCAGTTAAATGAAGAAAATCTCCATCTTTTTCAATTGAGATAGAGTCGTTGTCAGTCATAGATTTAAATACTTTAAGAATTTCATCATCGCTCGCATCTGTTAAGTCGATTGTTTCTTCTCCACCCATATCCATATCCATATCCATTTCAGATTCTTCAGAATCATCCTCCATGTCCATGTTCATCATGTCCATATCAAGTTCTTCCGAGTCATCATCCATGTCATCAAAATCCATTTCCAATTCTTCCTCAGAATCTTCTTCAGATTCTTCGTCTTCCTCTTCTTCAGATTCCTGTTCAGACATTTCTTCAGGGGTTCCATTAGACTGCTCTAATGTTTCATCATCAGCCTCTTCTTTCATAGACTCTTTTACTAATTCGCTAATTTCTTTCTCCATGGTAGAAGCAAGTATTTCTTTTGCGTTTTCATTGATAACATCTTCCAAATTTTGCAATTGTAAGATTGTTTCTTCAACTAAATTTTCTTTTTTCATTTAGATATTTTATTGATAAATATGGCAAGATTTAAAAAAAATTAATTTTTGTTTGTTTTGGTCATAAAAAAAGGGAGTTTACACTCCCTTTCATTATTTTAAGATTAATTAAAATTACTCAAAAATCTCATCAATCTTACTTTCCGCAACTGAAGTAATTCTCCAATCATAAGAAAATGATTCATAAGCTTTAGTCACTTTGGCCTCAACATCTGTTACGTTGTAACCTTTAACTAATTTTTCCTCTCTGACTTTTTTAATCTTTCCTGAGTTTTCATCTGGCAAATCGTATTGGATTTTTGCCACAAAATATTTTTCGTCCATTTCCATATTAAATTATTTTCCTAAATAATCGTTTAATTTATTCATTAAATCAATAGAGTTACTACCTAATCTTTGATTTTTAACAACTTGTTCTTCTTTTAAATCCTCTTCAAATTTTAATCTGTCATTAACATCTGAGAATAGATAAGCACCTGGTGTAGATGGAGATGATACTAAGTCAAAACAAATTAATTCAAAATCTTCTTGAACTTCATTTTGCTCCCCTTTCTTTTTTAAAGAACCAACACCTCTTGACGATATACCCAAAGTAACACCTTGTCTTAGGTAATTTGCAGCTAAATCTCCTTTAGTTGAACATATTCCTCTTTCGTGGAACCCTGGTGATGTTAATAATTTAAGTTTACCAATTAAAACATTCCCTTCCCACCATACTTCGGTAATAATGTGAGAAACCCTATCTAAGTCAATTAAAGAAGATTCAGGATGATTTAATTCTGAAAGAGATGTTCCCTTATTAATATAATTTTTAATGTAATTGTCCGCTTCTCTCTTTAATATTCTTTCAGGATAAATTCTACCATTTCTATTTGGAGTGTCGTATTTTTGTAATACCGCATAAAACTCAAAAGGTTTAGAATAGTCAGTTATGTTTTTATTTTCCTGAAGTACTTTAATATTTCTTGCCTCATTTGGGGAAACATAACCAGCGTCCATTTCAATTAATACCCCTTTTCCTGATTCATTTGGACCTAATATCTTATAGTTTTGCATTTTCTTTTTTTATAATAAATACTAAACCAATTCAGTTTTTATTTTAGTATCTGATTTTGTTAAATAAAAAGAAAAATATTTATTTTTTTTAATCACCTCTTTCTCGATATGAGAAATAATATTTTTAACAGAATTTTTTATTTCATTAGATTTGAATTCAGTATTTGTTTTAACAAATAAAGTAATTTCTAAATTCATGAACGACCTTTTTTTAAGTGATATTCCGCTGGCTCTTAAATCTAAATCAACAATAATGTTTTCACCATATATGTTAACATCCAATATTTCAGACACCAACATTTTAATATTTCTTGATAAATTTGAGATTAATCTCTCCCAATTAACTTCGTGGTTTTTTGGTTGTACCCAAGTTTGTAAGTTCAAATAAATTGATTTTAGATTTTTGGAATCGACTGTTCCATAACTGCATTTAAATTTTTTGTATCCATTGACGACACATGATTTTCCTTTCTTCATTAAAAAATTTCACAACAAAGTTTATTAGTACTTTAATTATAAACATTTAATACTTTATTGTCAAAAAAAGTCCGACAGATGTCGGACTTATTGTTAAATGTTTTTGTTTAATTCCAAAAGTTTTATATATTCCTTTTTTGTTGGGATTGAACTTTGTATTTTTTCTCTTGTATCAGACAAAGTTTTTTTAAGTCCTTCTTCAGATTCTGAAATAAGTTTATCTATTTTAGAAATTGTATCTTCTTTTAATATAGAAAAACTTTCAGTTAATTTTTCATCCTTTAATTCCATTATTGAAAGAACTTCCTTTTTTTCAGATTCGGTTAAAGTGTCTAAATATTTCTTAGCGTTTGAGTTAGCAACCTTCAACATAGTTGATATTGGTAATTTTGGAGTTTTAGACTCTTTAATAATATTTTTCTTACCTAATGACTCTACGATTGATTTTCTAGCGGTAGACTTTTTCTCGGGTTTAGTATTATCACCATATAACAAATCATCAATAACTGAGTATTTGTTTTCAACTACAATACCTGATGTCCAAGTTTTAATAAACTTAATTGTGTTTTCATCAAGTCTAATAGATTTAAATTCATTAGACAAATCATCAATTAAATAATTTGCACTCTCTTTATCCAATTCTTTATGTTCATTTAAATTGTTGTAAATATTCATCATACTAACAAACGATTTATTTGTTAATAATTTTGATTTGAATATTTTCATATTCTTTGTTAGGTCATCCTTTTTGAATGATTCTACCAATCTATTTTCAATTAGGGTTTTAATTAATCCGAATTTCATTTTTCTTTTATTTAATAAATATTTACTTATCTAATAACTTATCAAGTTCTTTCTCCATTTCATTTAAGAAATTTTTGGCTTTAGACAAATCAATAATTTCATCATCCCCAAACACATTAGAATTTTCCAATAAAATATTTAAATTTCCCTTTCTTTCTTCTTCAGGTACTGTTGGTGGAACCTCTCCAGGGGCTCCTGTCTCTGGTGGTGTTGGTCCTCCTACAGGTTCAGATGGAGAACCCAATCCCATGTCAGTTGGTTCTCCTGCAGGAGCCTCAGCACCTGCTGGTTCATTTTCTTTTTTACCATATAACTTGTCTAAGTTATCAAATAAACCTGTGTGAGTAATAACCTCAGGAGTTTTAGTTAATTCAGATGCGACCGCTCTTTCAATTCTTTGTTGTTGTAAATCAAGTTTAATTTCCTCATCAGAAAAACCAAGAATGTGTTTTTTAGCCCAAGAAACTGATGCCGGAGCAATCCCTTCAACACCTGTAACAACATCTTTATATAAAAGTATTTTTTCTTTCCAAACTTCAATTCTTAATAAATCGGCTTGTGTTGAAGGATTTGTTAGAGATAATTGGAAATTAGATAACTCATCCTCAAAACCTAAAATAAACAAGTGTATGATTGCAATTTTATTTAATTCAGATATCATACTTTTCTGAATTTTATTAATAGTTCTTGCAAAACGTATATCTTGTAATGATAGATTTTTACCATCACCTACAGTTTCTTCAAATCCTAAAAACGCTTTTGGGACTCTAATTGCCGCCAATAATTTCTTTTGGATATACTCAATATCCGCAATCTCTGATAGGTTTTGAGCTCCGGCTAATGTATCAATAGGAGACACTTGCTGAGGGTCACGAACAGGTACAAAGTAATCTTGGTCAACTGCCATTTGGTTAAATCTCATATCCACATTACCTGTATTGTGGTCAACTACTTGAGAACGTTTAAATTTATTTGCAAATCTTTGGATATATGGTTCAACATCAGCATCATCCATGTTACCGACAAATACTTTAAATACACGTCTTTCAGGGGCTCTTGATGTTCTATAAATTAACATAGCATCTTCCGCCAATAATAATTGTTTCCATATACGACGAGCCTTCTCTAACATCGAAGTTCCGTATGGTAATCGTCTATCATCACCTAAAATTCTAAAGTGGGCTATTTCCCACGTATTAAACTCAATATCTTTTTGTTTCCATTTGAACTTCAAATGTTTTTTCTTTGGGTCAGTTGTTGAGTCAGTTGAGTGAGCTCCCATTCCCGCTTCTAATCTTTCAATTTCAATTATCGGTAATTGTAAACACCCAACAACTCCTTTTTCAGGGTCTAACTTCAAATAAACAAAATTATCACCATACTTACATGTGTTTCTTGTCCACATAGGTAAGTTTGTGTTGATGTCTAACACATTATTAAATAAGTCGGCAATAATTGATTTGATACGTCTAGATTCAGAATAAATCTGTAACATATACCCATCTTGGTTTACTGTAGTGGATTCTTCCGAATATATATCTAAAGCCGCAGATATCTCAGGGGTAAATTCCATAGATTCATAATCATAAAATGATGATAATCTAGTTGGTTCGTAATATACTGCCTGAGTATATAAATTATTTTCTATTTTAGCCCACTGATTGGCCAAATAATATGTTTGTTGAGCCTGTAATTTTTCTTTGTCATACTCTTGTTTTGAAGTAGTTTTTAAAAGCTCTTGTTTGTCATATTTGTATGTCGGGTAATCTTGTCCTAATAAAGAATTAGGCCCAAATGTTTGCGATAACCTTTGCCATACTGTTAATTTTTCATTACTCATAACTCAAAATATAATATTTTTAAATTTAGTTTAAATATTTGTTTATCTTTTTCCCGCAAATAACCATGAATATGTTTGGTAGTCTTTAAGTGTTGGTTGATTTTTTTTATGACCACCTTCAATTATAACAGGTGCCGCAAAAGTTTCTTTTTTTAATTCATTTGTTTCAACTGACCATGAATTTAACATTGCCTTTGTGTGGTTAGTGACTTTTGTTAGTTGAGAAAACGATGACTCCCCGACATATATTGCCATTGCTATTGACATAATTAAATCATCGTGTTGACCTTTTTGGTGGTCAGGTCTTCCATTCACATAAACAAAAGTATTCATTTCGTTTAGTAACCTTTTCGACCTAACTGAAAACCCGTGACGTAAGTATTCCTCAAATATTGCAATAATCTGAACCCTTTTATTATTAAAATTAATACCGGGTATTTTTTCATTTATTTTTGGGTCATATTGCCATTTGTTTGATAAGTCAACTCCATCAACATACATATTTCTGTATCCTAATTCTCTAAGTCGTAAAGATGTTGTTACACCCATTCCACCTGTAATATCCACAACTATAAACGCAGAATACATGGTTCCCCATTTATAACATAGTTCCGCTAACGTATCAGGTGGTATTTTTCCAACGTATTCTACAACTTGTTCTCGTGTGTCAAAATCGACTATTTGGAATGTTGAATAATCTTCACTATCTCCTCTACTAACATCAACTCCCATAATATATTTGTGGCCAGAAATTACTTCTTTCCAAATCCAAAGAGCCCCACCAATCATAGTCGTATCAGGTTCTTTAATTTGTTCGTCTTTTATTCTTGCAATAACATCAGAGTCAAATACATTATCCCCTGAACCTAAAAACTCACACTCCAACTCTTGGTTAACTTTTCTTCGGTCATACTTTAATTTTTTAACCATAGTTTCATACCAAGTGGAAGAAGGTCTAAACCCTTGAGTAATGTATTTTCTTATCTCATCGTATTTTTTTTCAGTATTTTCATAACTTATTTCTTCAACATTTCGATATTCTTCTCGATTCAAATAATAATGAATAACATCTTTAACTTTTAATAATTTTAAATCCTTGTTATATCTTGGGTCTTTCCACCAAACCATTTCGGAAATTTTGAACTCATTCATTCTCTTTAATGCTTGGTCATAAATTTCATAATATATTGGGTCATACCCATTTGGTGTTGATATAACAATTACCTTACCTCCTGTGGATAAGGACGCCATACAAGCCGCCCAAAAATCATCATCAGCATCGATATATGCCGCCTCGTCAAATATTAATATAGTCGGAGTGTAACCACGTAAAGCATCTTTTGATGTTGCAACCGCTTTAACCTCACATCCGTTATTTAATTTAAAATGTCTTTGTGAGTTTTTTTCAGCTGAGAATCCAATCCCAACCCAACTTGGCCACTGCTCAGTAAACCCTCGTATTTTGTTAGCAAATTCAACCGCAGTATCTAATTTATTTGCAATTATTAGAATTTTTTCAGGTTTACTTTTTTTAGCAAACGCCAATTTTTTTGACGACCATGCGGCGGTTACTGTGGAGACCCCCGCTTGTCGATATTTTAATGCAATATTTTCATTAAAATTTTCATAGTCCTCAACCAATCCAACTTGGTCAGGAAATAAT